CCCTGCTGTGTACGCAGATGGGGGCGGATCTGGTGGTGGAGGTAACTATCCTAATGCATTCGGTTTAGCTGGACCAGACGGCGGTAATAATGGCGGTACAGGTACTGGATCAAGTCCTTACGCAAAAGGTGGAGGAGGCGGTAATGGCGCTGTTGGTCAAAATGCTTCTGGACCACCAAACAGTGGTGGTGGCGGAAACGGCGGAGCAGGAAGTCCAAATTCAATAACTGGATCGGCTGTGACTTATGCTGGTGGCGGTGGAGGCGGCGGATCTCCTCAATTTAGCTCTAGTGGTAGTTCAGGTGGATCCGGTGGCGGCGGAGACGGAGAGAGTAACCAAAACGGTCAAAACGGAACTGCAAATACTGGCGGCGGCGGAGGCGGTGCGGGCGGCACCGGAGACCCTTCAACTCCTAATTTTGTAGGAGGAACTGGAGGAAAAGGTATTGTAATTTTAAGAGTGCCAACTGCTAATTTCTCTAACACAACAACAGGTTCTCCAACGGTAACTACAGATGGGGATTTTAAAGTTATATCATTTACTGGGTCAGGGAGTTACACAGCATAATGGCTTCTTTTGCAAAATTAGATGAGAACAATGTTGTTACTCAAATAGAGTCTGTAAATAATGCAGTTTTAATAAATCCAGCGACTAATCTTGAAGAGGAGATTAGAGGCATAAATTTTTTAAGAACTCTTTATAAAGAACCTACTGCAAATTGGAAACAAACTTCATATAACACACATCGTGGTATACATTATTCTCACGACGAAAATTCAAAAACTATTGAATCCAGTGATCAAAGTAAAGCATTTAGAATAAATCATCCTGCAGTCGGAGATACATGGGATGAGGAATTACAAGGATTTATTCCAAAAAAACCATATCCATCTTGGATACTCCATACAGGAGAATCTACTGATAAAAAGAAAAAATATGAATGGTATCCACCTATAGACGAACCTACTATAAAAGGAATAGGGGATCCGGATTTTATTAACACAGGTGGAGAAACATGGGTCATATATCATATTGGTTGGGACGAAGAAAATCAAAGATATTTCGCATACCTAGGACAAGATAAAGACACACAATATGTCTGGAATGTGTCCACTCTTTCTTGGGATATCCTATAATATTGACTTTATTTTTATATTTAGTATAAAAATATAAAAATACAGAATGAGTAAAAAAATAAATAGCACTGTTCAAGGTCTTTTTCCAACACCCATATACATGTCTGATTTAGAAAAACCTTTAAGTAAAAAAGAAAACGCATTTATAAAACAGCACTACAAAAAAACTAGATTAAACGAAGGAAATTTATCTAGTAAAGATAATTATATTTTAAATAATAAAAATTTATTGTCTTTAAAAAAACAATTATTGTCAAAAGTAGATGATTATTTTAAAAAAGTAATTACTCCACTAGATAATGTAAAACCTTATATTACTCAATCTTGGTTAAATTTTACTGGTAAAAACCAATACCACCATAAACACGCTCATCAAAATAGTATCATATCAGGTGTTTTATACTTAGATGTTGATTCTGAAAAAGATAGGATTTATTTTCATGACGGTCTCTATGATCAAATTTCTTTTCAACCAAAAACATATCATCCTTTTAATTCTAATTCGTGGTGGTTTCCTATAAAAAACAATCAAGTGTTTTTATTTCCTTCAAAAACCGTACACTCTGTAGATTTAAAACCAGAGGATAATATAAGAACTAGTTTGGCTTTTAATGTTTTTGTAAAAGGAACATTTGGATACACTGATAATTTAACAGAATTAATTTTAAAATGAGTAAAAAAATATTTTTTATATCTGGTTTTCCTAGATCAGGAAATACTTTATTAGCTTCGATATTAAATCAAAATAAAAAAATAAAAGCTACGGCTCACTCTGTTCTACCAGATGTAATTAATGATTTAGATAAACTAAAACGAGGACCTATTTATAATAATTTTAAAGATGAAAAATCTTTAGATAATTTAATAGAAAAAACATTTACTAATTATTATAACGATTGGGATTGTGATTATATTATTGAAAGAGGAGATTGGATAACACCTCGTAATTTAAATCTACTTCACAGATATTTTAAACATAATGAAATAAAGATTGTTGTTTTGGTTAGAGATATATTAGATATTATTGGATCTTATTTATTTGTTTGTAAAAGAAATCCTGAATTTTTTATAAATCTTTTCTATGAATCAAGAGATAAATCAGAGATGGTTTATTCTTATTTAGAAGAAAAGGCAGACATGATAATGGATAAAGATTCTTACGTTTACTCGATGTTATACTCAGTAAAATATTTATTAAAAAGTAATTTTAAAAATTATATTTTTGTAGAATACAACGATTTAGTAAATAGCCCCAAAGACACTTTAAAAAAAATATATGATTTTTATGAAATAGAAGAATACAAGCATGATTTTAATAATGTTAAGCAGTTTGAGGTAAATGGTATTAGCTATGATGATACAATGCATGGAGCTGAAATTCATACTTTACAAGAAGGGGACATAAAAAGAAGAGAGTATCAAATAGAGGTACCACAAAGAATTGTAGATAAATATCGTAACTTGGAGATTTGGAGAAATGAAACTAATTCAGATAGATAACTTTTTTGATAATCTTAACATTATGTTGCCCGAAATAAGAAAGATTAAATTATATACACAAAACACACATGAGGATAAAAAATCAACTTGGCCTGGATATAGAAGTAATTCTTTATACAATGTAAAACCTATTTTATGGAATCATATAAATGCCATGATGACAAAGTATGAGATATTAGATAAATGCTCTTGGCACATAAATACATATGTTCATTTAAGATTAGATAAAGATAAAAATGAAGATTGGATTCACACAGATCATGATTCTGATTTTGCAGCTCTAATATATCTTTCTAAAACTAATTTAAACTCAGGCACAAAACTTTTTGATGAAAATGAAAATATGATTAACGATGTAAAGTTTGTACAAAATAGATTTGTTATGTATTCAGCTAGATACAAACATGTAGGTTACGGTCACCATGGAAAGAATATAGATGATGGTCGATTAACTTTAAATTTATTTATTAAAAAAAATGGATAAAGACTTAAAAAAATATGTTCTTAAAATTGAAAATTTTTTAAGTAAAGAGTTTTGTAATCAAACTATTACTCAATTAAAAAAAATACGATGGAGGAAACATGATTTTTATAATATAAAAACTGACAAAAACAAACCTAGATCAGGTTATAGAGAACTAGATGTCTCAAATGAAATAGTGCCTAATAATGAAGAGATAATGAAAAGATTACATAATGCTTTAGAACATTATTTCACAGAATTATATTTTACGTGGTTTTCTGGTTGGAATGGATACTCTAAAGTGAGGTATAATAAATATTCTAAAGGTCAGAAAATGGCAATACACTGTGATCATATTCATAATTTATTTCCTTCAAGAGAAGGAGGTATTCCAAAACTAAGTTGTTTAGGCGCTCTAAACGATAATTATACTGGAGGGGAGCTTGTGATGTTTACAGACACCAAGATAAAATTAAAACAAGGCGATCTTTTAATATTCCCTTCTAATTTTTTATACCCGCACGAAGTTAAACCTGTTAAAAAAGGTAAAAGATACACTTATATATCCTGGGTTTGGTGATACTAGAGAGTTTGATATCTAGACTGAACTATAATATAATACTACCAAAATATTAAAAAAGTTAATATAGTGAGCCGCTATGCTACAAAAAATAGGTTTTCAGCCAGGAATTAATAAACAAATCACACCTACAGGGGCAGAAGGTCAGTGGGTAGATTGTGATAATGTGAGATTTAGATACGGCACACCTGAAAAAATAGGTGGGTGGAATCAATTAGGTAATGTTAATGAGAATGAGTTGACAGGAGCAGGACGTGGTTTACATCATTTTGTTAATAGTTTAGGTAGAAGATACGCTATTATTGGCACTAATAGGATTTTATATGCTTTCTCTGGTGGTGTGTTTTATGACATACA